TTGTTATTAATAGCACTCATGAATACAGCATTATGGATACGTTCATACTTATTCAAACCATGGCAAATGTTTGGTACACGATAACCAAGATCAAGACCAATCTTATCGTCGTTATTTGCTGCATAGATAAACTGTTCACCATCCATCAATTCATCAATTTTCGCCTTAACTGCTGATTGAATTGTGTCACCGTCATACTTGCTATCACGGAATGTTTTTGACCAATCTTTTTCGAACATGTACTTAATGGTAAGCAGATTACCATTAGTATGGGTTTGCGTAACTAAACCACTTGCAATAGCGGCATGTTCAACGAATGTAACCTGGTCTTTCCAGAGTAAGTATAAAACTGATTCTGTAAACATGGCACCCATAATAGTAACTGATTTGTACTTGCCAAAAGATAATGGGCGAAGTAATGAATATGCAACCAATGAATGCTTACCTTTTTCTTCGCCATTCACAACTTTATTCCATGAATCAACACGAGCGTATGTATCCCATGTTGTATAGTTGTTAAGTTTTTCACATAGATCTTGGCACAGTTTATCTTGTGCATCGTTATAACGGCATTCGGCCACACGACGAATTTCTTCTTCGCTACCTGGCTTTGTGCTAATCAGTGCATAGTTATCAACGTTTTCACCTAATTCTACATAGCTTGTGATAGTAGCGTGGTTAACTGGAAGATCATTTTCCCACTTAGTATGGCATTGTGGGATTTCATCAATAATGATGTCCCAGCTTGTTGAATTATGCCAGTATGGCAAGGAAAGGTATGTTTGGTGGGTAATAAGTAGAATTTCACCAACACTCTGGTTGCACTCACGCAAATGATCTTGAACTTTGTCCTTGACTTGACCAGATACGCAATCTGAATGGATCTTGGTTACACGGATGTTCTTGGTATTGCTTTTGGTGATGTTTTTGTGTGTTTGATCGATCAGAACTGTTGATGGCTGAACGATAGCAATTTTTGCACCTAATTCTGCTTGTTGAAGTGCGTATTTGATTGCAGCTGTTGTTTTGCCTGAGCCTGCTAAGGCATCGACGTAATGAATTTTCATCTTAATCTCTTTTTAAGTTAGAGCAGCATTGCACTGCTATTCAGGTTTCTCTAGGACCTGTTGTGAACTATCTCACCATTCTATTTAGCAAACGGTGACAAAATCACGCAACGACCTCTATCTATCTTAAGAGGAATTTCGTTGCATCTTTTTCTGGTACGCAAGTAGAACAAATTACCAGGTGTAAGTCAAAAAGAAGTAGGTCGAAATACAACACAAGGATTACTACAGGTATTGTGCGAGCACATACCATCGAAGTACTCAAAGGTGTATCTGAAGTGGTCTATCTGCATGGCAAGTATCAATAGTTACTCAGAAGTGCTATCTGCGAGTACAATGCCAGTAGTAATACGACGTGTTGTCTCCTGAGTGACGAGTTGACGAGTCGCTCTGGAGTTGTCATGCCGCAATACAAGCGATATGTCATGTACAGCTAACTCAGGGCTACTTCTTCGTAAACTCATGCGTAGCACCTGAGCCGACTGATACATTCATATCTGGGTACTTGCATCGCATTCGCTCGCAATACCCAGATAGCAATATATCGCGGCTTTTTCTGGTTATATGTACATCTGGGTTTGCTTACTTGTTTTCTCCCCAGATCGATTTTGCTTGCAATTAACCAGTTTTGTCTTTGATGATTGAGACCGTTGCGATGCCACTTTTCAACTTGATAAATAGATATTGAGGATGCAATGTCCTCACTTCGTTTTAGTCTTATCAGTTTAAGTTGAATCTCTCTAATAGAAAACCCACTACTAACCTAGTGGGTTTTTTGTTTCTACTGACAAAAGTGCTGATTCAAGTTAAGGTGGTAAAAACTTCACACACCAGAGCAAAACGAGTGTACCATAAGACATCAATTAACCCAGGAGAACAAACATGTTTGATGCTATTTTCTTTGCTGTAGTTCTTGGTATGCTTATGTACAACTTCTTCAAGCAATCGAAAGAAGATGATAAGAAGCGTGCAGAACAAGAAGCACTCGAGAAACAACGTGAATTGGAAGACTTCAATCGTCGCTTGATGGAGTACCTGCGTAACAATTAATCGTAAGAAATGGTAGCTTTCAGGAAAGGTTTATCTTTTTTGTCTTTACCAAGTTCCCAACCAGTGATCTTACCACCTAAATTGTTCACTGCTTTTACAATAGTCTTACCAAGAATAGTGTCTTGTGGCTTTACACCTTCATCAAGTTGCTTTAATGTCGGTTGAGTATCTGAAATCGTAGAGATTTTGATATGCTCTGGTGTTTCATTACCAGATGCCTTTAAAGCACGAGACACCATATCACCAGCAGTACCCTTGGCTTGATTTCCTCTGAACACATCAGATACATTAACGCCCTTCCCTTCAGGTTTGAACATAATCATTGCCTTATTGTCACCAGCAAATTTGGCAGTGTAACCACCATCTACGTTCTCTTCCAAGTGCATCTTTGTAGCATTGGTTCCAGGTATTTTATCAGCAGTAGATTCTTTACCCTTGAATGGAATCACTTCAGCATGTGGACCAGTTTTTTTAGAAATATCACCCATGTTGTACATGAATGTATTCTTCAATAGATTTGAATCGTTCATATCTACGACATTTTCCGGTCTTCCACCAGCTTGTGGCTGTTGAGCTTGCTGTGGTACTTGCGGCTTCTGGGAGACGCTTGGTGAGGCTCCTGGTGCGTTTTGAGATGCTAAATGTTGTTCAATAGCATCCTTTAAAGTTGGTTGAGCTTTGCGTGGTTGCCCTTCTAACAACTTACCAACTGCCACTTTATTAACTGAAGATTTAATATCAGTCTTAGCTTTTTCAACACTCTTTGGTAATTGAGCAGCAGCTTGTTTAACACCTTGCCATACCGCACCAATTGCACCACCAACTAATTCTGCTGATCCAACTGCTGGAACCAAATGACCAAGTGCTCCTTGAACAACAACGGTAGCAGCAGTCTTTTGGGTATCTGATAGATCAGGAAATGCTTTGTCAATCATAGACTTGGCCAAGATATGACCAGAACCTGTTTTAGCACCTGATACCGCACCTGATACAGCACCACCTACACCAGCTTTAGCCACGTCATAAGGTACTTTACCAACTGCTTTAGCAATAGCGCCAGCACCTTGACCTGGTGTAATGTTATAAAAGCTTTCCAATGTTTCAACCAAATTAGCTTTAGTTGAACGAGTGGCATTACCAGCTTGTGCTCGCATTGCAGAAATAGCCTGATGAACTGCTGAATTACCATTATTGATCTGGCTGCGTGCTTCATCAGGAGTCATAGTACGCAACTTATCAGCAGCCGCTTTCATCTTGGCACCAGCTGGACCTTTCTGGTTTGCTGGAGCTTCGCTCATCTTTTCAAAAATATCGGCTAAACCATTTGGACCATGTTTTTCAATAGCGGCATCTGCAATGTCATTGATATGATTTACACCAGCGACCACTGAATCAGCAGCAACTTTTGCGCCCTTTGGACCAGCAAACATCATACCAAGATTAGCAGCAGCTTCAGCACGAGTGCCTAAGTCCTTACTACCAGTTTTATTGGTTACGTATTCACCAATAGAATGTGCTACCTTACCAGGTAAATCAGTAATGTTAGCAATATCCTTACCAACTTCAGTCTTTGGTTTATATGCAAGCTTACCTTCTGCCGATTGCAACTTGGATTCAATAGTCTTTTCTTGTTCTGGTGTAGTCAAGTGAGTGGCTTTGCTGATTTGCGCACCCATACTACTTGGACCAGCTTCAGCTTCAATACCAGAAGCAAGAGTAGAACCAATTACATGGGCGGCTCCTTCAGCCGCACCTTTTACAGCACGGCCGGCAGCAGCCAACATACCTGGTTCTTTCAGTGACTTAGAACTAGCTTCATCAAACTGTGACTTGGCATCATCCAAGTGCTCTTTGGGCACTTTTGGAGCAACAACCTGATTGAAGTATTGATCTCTAGCCGCAGTTTGTTGTTCTGGACTTAGAGATTGAAACTGATCAGATTGTGCTACGTCATTCCAACTTTTTGCCATAATACATCCTTATTGCCATAGATGACTGTAATCTTCGCCACCTTGTGAACTGCTTTTAGCACCAGGACCAGAATTACCAAGTGTCTTAGTATTACCAGTACTCAAATTGTCCAAATCTTCCATGGTATATGGAATCGATTTAGAGATATCACCTTGCATTTTCTTCAACAATTCCTTTTGATCTTTACCCAATGTTGGGCTTGACAATTGAGCCTCAATGTTAGCATCAACGACTTGTCGAATTTCAGCCATCTTTTCAAGCTTGGTTCTAACTGAATCACCTGTTTTGATAGTGGTTGCATCTTCAAGACCCTTAGTCAATGAACCTGATGGTGCCAAACCATTTGTTTCAAGTGTTGACAAGCTACGTGACAAACCAGCCATACGAACATTATAATCTTGTGCATCTTGTGATGTAACTTCACGAGAAAGCAATTTCTTAGTAACACCAGCAATACCATGACCTGGTTCATAATCACTGAATACACCAGTATCAGATGTGATTGGCAAACGAGCCAAGTTCTTGATATCTTGTGTTGCTTCGTTGGCTGAGTTGATAATACGTTGGTTCATAACACCAGCACGTCCACCACCTGCATTACCACCTGCTTTAGTGATAGCGGCATCATATTCGTCTTTATTGATTCGACCAGCTTTGTAATCTGATTCGATCTTACCAACTTCAGATTTTGGCTGTGCAGATTCAACAGCAAGACGTTGACGTTCGATACCAATACGTTCTTCGCCTTGACGAGCTTCTGTGCTTGCGCGATATCCTTCAATACCAATACGTTGTTGTTCTTGACGACGTTGTTGAGCTTTATCCAACATATCAACGTGGTCTTTATTCTCCATTGCTTTTGCATGAACGAAATTAGGATCGTAATTTGGTGGCATGCGTTTAAGGTCATCTGGAGTTAAAATACCTTGTTCAGAAAGACTTTGCAACTGGTGATGATACAACGCATTCATGGCTGCTGGATCTTTACCCATTGGACCTTGTGCGGCAGTATCAATAGTTGCCAAAGCTTGCGCTGTGGCGTCTGTTCTCTTCTTCAAGATATCAAACTGCTCACTCTTCATACTTGTTAGAGCTTGTTCAGTTTTAGCCTTAGTCAAAGCAAGGTCAGTATAATTCTTCTGAATTGCCATGGCTTGAGTTGGATCAACCTTAGCTACGTCTTGAACCAACTTAGCTTGACCTTCAGGTGTTGAAGTATCAGCCTTCGAGAAAATATCTCGAAGAGCTGATTGACGTTGCATATCTTGTTCTTTTTGTTGTTCACCAAGAATAAGATCCTTCAATTGATACGCTTTAGCAACGTTTTGTGTAAAATCAGGTACTTGCGGCGCCTGGGCCTGCAATGGAATATTTGCATCTACTGGCATATTTTCTCCTTATGAGCCATATCCGAATGCTGAACCCATATTCATACCTGATGAATAATCGTAAGTTCCAGCATTACTTGTTGTTAATCCTGAATCCAATCCAGTATTGAATTGTGATGCATAAGCGTTCGAACCTAATCCAGTATTACCCAACATGTTACTTAGTGAATAAGCACCACCAATACTACCAGCTGCACTTGACAAACCACTACTAATAGCATTAGACGAACCAACTTGACCTGCCGCTTGAGCATTACCAGCACCAATAATATTCGCACCAGCTGCACTACCATAAGCACCTGCTGCACCAGTAGCAGCATTAGAAGCCGTTTGACCTTGACCAGCCAATGATTGCAATTGGTTCAAATTCAAACCGTATGTAGCTTGTGCGTTAGCAAAGTTCTGCTGATATGCACCAAGCTGTGCTTGGTAATTCTGCAAGTTCTGAGCATATGCGGTATTGTAATCTTGTGAAGCGAGACCAGCCGCATTTGATTGCAATGCTTGAAGTTGTGCCCCACTCAATTGCATACCAGTAGCACTGGCTTGATTCTGAGCAGCCTGTGTCGCTTTTTGTTGCAGATACTGAGATTGTGGAGTTTGTTGGAAAGTTGCTGCATTCAATGGTGTATATGTTGGTGCTGCTTGACCTTGGTTTGCACTAGCGGCGGTTGGTGCTGCATTAATGTAACTACCAGTCAATTGGCTCAAAGCTTGTTGACCAGCATTAATCCATGGTTGTTGCAATTGCAACTGTTGTTGAAACTCTTGATATTGCAGTGCGTTCGCGCTTTCTGAAGCTGCCGCTTGAGTATCAGCAGCAGATTGCGAACCACTTGATGAAATAGCAGCACCACCAATAGCACCAGCTGCGGCAATACTACCACCGATAACAATAGCCATATTATTTCCTTTAAATTGTTTTAGCCACGATTTCTTGGCTGTTTTTAAACCCAAGACCATTTACAAAGAAATTAGAATGATCCTGGAATACCTTATAAGGCATTTGCCAAAATAATTTGTCATAGCCCTTTTTTGTTGCCAGATCTTTCAAGACGGGCTCCAACTTCTTGAAAAATCTATATCCGGTAACACCTTGACGATAATCTTTACGAACATAATAGATGTCAGTAAGGCAAAACAGATTCTGTTTGTAATGCAATCCAGTATCGATAATGCCAAGGTGATAACCAATTAATTCACCATCTTCACGCATTGTAAAGATGTGCAGTTTTTCTTGAGCCTCAATCATGTAATAAAGATCATAATTAGGATCAAGAATTAATTCTTTACTACCAGTTAATTCGTCGTAATGGGTTTCCATTAACGTAGGAATAAAATCTGGTAAGAACTGATTTAATGTTTCTACTTGATATGTTTTCATATTATTCCTCGATTGTCTTCTTGAGTTCTTCGAGGAATGGCGTACGAAGATCAATAATCATTGTTAAACGATCAACATCACTATTATTTTCTACGCTATGTTCAAGTGAGTTATTAACCGCATATACATCACCAGTTTCAGGCGTAAATGCCTCATCACCACATTTGAACACTTGTCCATCTTTGCTTTGAATTGCAATATGGAAACGTTGGTAATAAGTTGCTGGACCACCCATGTCTACATGTGGATCAATCTTAGTACCAGGTGCCATCTTTGTGATGATGATACGACCAATACGATCTGCAAATACGTCATGAGCTAAACGATAGATGTATTCACGTACTGGTAAGACACTTGCAGAACCATACCAAATTGATTCTTTATCATCAAGCAGTGATTGACGTGTTGAATCTTCAGCGATCTCATTAAAACGAATCCAAATATCTTGAACTTGAGTATGTGGACTCTGATCGTGAGTTGTACGCAATGTGTTTAGATTCCAAAGTTCTGGATATTGATTCAAAGCATCAATCAATGGTTGAACATCAACTTTTCCGATTGGCATAAAATTTTTCATATAAAATTCCTAAAAGAGGTTTGTTGTGGTTATTTATGCTTTCACTACGCAATAAATAGTAGATAGAATTTATAAAAGGAATTAACAATGAACCTATTGCTGATCGACCTGTCTGATGGGGCGTTTACAGGGCTCGCATATAAATCTACTTTGTTTGGTCATAAAGTGAAGATTTTTATTGCTCCAGGTTATACAAATCCAAATCTGCTTAAAGGTTTTCCTAATATCGAAAAGATTGATAACTGGGTAGCTGCTGTTAAATGGGCAGATCTAGTATTGATCTCTGACATTATGAAGTTTTTACCAAAATTGGATGTTTTAAAGAAAGCTGGAGTTCCATATTTTGGCCCATCTGTTGCTTCATCCAAACTTGAAGTTGATCGTGCGCTGGGGATGAAATTTCTAGAAAGTCGCGGTATCGAATGTCCACCATATGTGTCATTTAATTCATTGAAAGAAGCTGAAATGCATCAATGGAAGAATGACAAACGATATGTGTTTAAACCACTTGGTGATGTTGAAGATAAAGCATTGACTTATTGTGCTAAATCCCCAGAAGATATGATTAGTACGCTACAGCGTTGGCAAAAACAAGGAATGAAAAACAACCAGCCAGTAATGCTACAAGAGTTCATACCTGGTATTGAATTCGCAGTTGCCAAGTCAATTGGATCTGACGGATTTATTGGTCCTGCTCTCGAATCATTCGAACACAAACCATTAATGAATGATGACATCGGTCCTGGTACTGGTGAACAAGGTACAGTTCAGAAATACGTGGCACAAAGTAAGTTGTTTAACGAAGCATTGCGTCCAATGGAATCTGATCTAGTTAAGTTGGGTCACCAAGGCAATGTGGATGTGAATTGTATCATTGATGAAAAAGGTAAAGTATGGCCTTTGGAATTCACCGCTCGTTGGGGTTGGCCACAATTTAATATTCAATTAACCCAACATCAAGGTGATCCTATTCAATGGATGATTGATGCCCAGAAGGGAATTGATTCATTGAAAGTTAGTTATGATACTGCTATCGGTGTTGTTCTAACACAGCCACCATTTCCAAGTAAGAACAAGACATGGGCTGAAGTAGAGAAGCCATTCTTTATGGATAACGAAAATGTAAAGAAACATGTTATTCCACAATCAATGATGATGGGTTCTTATCCACATAACATTGATGGTAATATCAAAATGAAGAATAACTGGATGACCTGTGGAACATATTTTGCCGTAGTCAATGCACTTGGTAACACAGTAGAACAAGCACAAGAACGTGTTTATAAAACAATCGATAAGATCAATGTTAGTTCAATGATGTACAGAACTGATATTGGTAATCGTGTAATTAAGAAACTGCCTGATCTCCAACAAATGGGCTTTGCTTCCGAATGGGTATTGGGTGATAAAAACAAGGATAAAAAATGAGCGTATTTCTTTCACCAATCGGTGGAGCCAGTGAACAGTTCTTTACTGATCAAGGTGTGGTATTGGCTGGTGGATTGCTTTACACCTATGAGGCTGGTACAACAACACCACAAGCAACATTCACCGATTCTACTGGTCTTACCGCCAATCCAAACCCAATTGTATTGAATTCATCAGGTCGCGCACCTAATGAAATCTGGTTGCAAGGCGGACAAACTTATAAGTTTGTCATTGAAACATCCAATAACGTAACTGTTACACCAGGTACTTGGGATAACATTGCTGGTATTAATGACACATCAGCATCTTCAGGTTCTTCCAGTGAATGGTTGGCTATTGCTGGTACTTTGACATATATCAGTGCAACACAGTTTACTATCTCTGGTAATCAAACTGGTACATTTACTTCACAACGTCGTATTCAAGCGGTTGTTGGTGCTGGCACGATTTACGGTACTATTGCATCATCTGTCTTTACCACATTGACAACGGTTACTGTTGTATGGGATAGTGGTCAATTGGATTCTGGTTTATCGGCTGTATTAGTCAGTCTTTTGACTTCCACCAATGCTTCTATTCCTGGACAATTTGCCTATTTCGTAAACGTTAAGGATCCAAGATTTGGTGCTGTTGGTGATAATGTTACTGATGATGCACCAGCATTCCAAGCAGCAATCGCATATTGCGAATCGACTGGAATGAAAATGTATATTCCAGAAGGTAACTATCTTTTTGGCTCACAGATTACTATAACAAGTCCTTTCGATATCGATAGTGCTGACACTGCCACAATGCGATGGAATAATAGTTCAAGTTGCGGAATTTTACTGAATTTCGTTAGTTCAACCGCTGCTCTAGCGACAATGAACTTTCCACAGCTTTATAGTCCAGCTATTAACAGCTCTTTCTCCATTCCTGGTTATGGACCATCATCATACACCTATAATCTAGCTAGTCGTGTAGGTAATGCTATTCAATTGAATGGTGGTAATCGATTGAACATTAATCTGCTTTACGCATCTGGTTGGAATGCAGCTATCCAGGTTGGTGCTACACCAACCGTCAGTGTTGATAATATTAATATCAATGTTAACACTATCGACTTCTGTGTTTATGGTATTGCGACTTATACCGCTACTGCTGGTTCATTAGATATTGCTGCTTTGGTTTTTACTGCCAATACTGTTTGGGCAAAATATCCAATTTATATTGATGGTTCAAACCAGAATCTGGTGGCAAGTCAATTCCATATTACTGGACAATCATTTACTAATGAAGTTGATGGTTCAACGATCTATGGTTATAACATCAATAATACTTGTGATACTTGTAAGTTTACAGTTAATTGGGCGTCATCAGGATATGCTGCTGATAGCACAAGTGGTACACCAACCACATTGATAAATCCGTTTCTTGCAGGAACCGCAACTTCTAATGGTGCATTAACTGATGGTAATGCAACACTAGGTTACTGGAATGGTCAATTCTGTGAATTTGAAATTGGTCCAGTAATGGCGTATGGTGGTGGTAAACCAGGTGCTAGTCCAATTCCAACTGCTGGTGATACCATTCGTATTCGTGATGCAGGCGCATACAATAAAATCACTATGCGTTATTCAGATGCAGTTAATACATCACCAATTCCAGTTTCTACAACAGAAGGGGAAAGTAATTATAATGGTGGTGTTGGTGGAGCACAGTATTCTAAACGTGTTTTTTGTTCAGCTGCTGTTCCTATCTTAACTGCTGGATCTGGTAGTTCATATTTTTATGCTTACCATCAATTGATATCAGTAGGTTCGATAAAGCAAGTAAGTCTAGAACCTTTTGATGGCTCTCTTGCTACACAAGGACTTCTAATGTGGGCAGAATCTAATGATGGGACTAACAATAGAGAAATAAAGATTCAATTTGCTAATCCCAAAACCACTAGTTCAACAGCTACAACGGTTTATTTTTGGTTAGTAATAAACTAATTACTGCAATCTATACCATGTAGTATTAGCTGAACGATAGATAAACTTATAGCCCTGATCACCTGTTAACGAAACTGTTAAGGTGGTCGGGGCATTTTTTATCGATTGGCCAGCATTGGCACTAACAGTCAATGACGTGATTGTTTGTGATGAACTGATCGAAACATTTTGTCCATTAATTGGACTAGCTGGCATCGTAATAGTACCAGTTGCCAAAGTACCAGAAGGATCAAGAATCAGAACAGCATCAGTATTGTTCAATGTTATTGAAAAACCAGTAGATGGTGTTTGATAGTTAATACCTTGTGTTGCCACATTTTGAGTGTTAACCAACTGTGTAAATGTTCCAGCTTCTGGTGTATTGGCACCAATAACAGTTGTATCAATACCACCTGTCGCACTAAAATTACCTGTTCTAGTTAGAATAGCTCTATTGGTATAAGTTGTACCATCCCACGTGTCGAAATGCAAATCTGGTGCCGATGGACCAGATGCTGTACCCATTACCAAATTGATTTCACCACCACCATTGGAATAATTACGACTAATCATCAACCCTTTGGCATTGGTACCAGTCCAAGGAGGAGTTGTTCCGCCGTTATTAAGAAAGAATCGCATCCAACTAGTAGAACTGGATGTTGCAATATCCATAGTACCAGATGGTGCATTTGTCCCCAATCCAATACGCAAATTGGTATTATCCCAGAACAATTGGGCATTATTTTGGCTTAAAATACCACCAGTTCCAGCGAATAGCAAAGATCCTGAAGTTAAAGATGAATCAGTGATACTTGTAGAAGCTGATAATGTTGTGAACGCGCCGGTAGAAGCTGTTGTAGCACCAATTGAAGTGCTATTAATGCCACCAGTGGCTTGTAATGTTCCAGCCGTAATTAGATTACCACTAACATCAACACTGAATAACTGAGCGGTATTATTAGCATTAATACCATTAATCAAATAACCACTTGGTGATGTATTGGTAAAACGTTGCAGAATAAGAGCAGAATTGCTATTTGCCTGCTGACCAATCATTGCGGTATTACCAGAATATACTGTTGGTATAGATCCAAGAACAAGAGCTGTCGTAGAAGCCGTTCCTGTAATTGTACCACTGGCATTCAATGTTGTGAATGCACCAGTTGAAGTGGTAGTAGCACCAATTGATGTACCATTAATCGTACCACCAGTAATAGCAACTGCATTAGCATTCTGGGTTGACATTGTTCCCAAGCCAGTAATACTGGTATTAGGAATAGTTGTAGAAGCCGTTACTGGACTCGCACCATTACCATACAAATAACCAGTTAATGGGGTCAATGTCAAACCACCAAAAGTTGGTGTTGATGTTGTTGCGATCGGTTGTGGTGTACTTAATGTGACATTGCCAGTGCTTGATGACGTAATAATTTCATTAGCTGTTCCAGTGATAGAAGTAACGACACCACTACCATTGGCAGAAATTGTTATTGAGTTATGACCATTGGTAACAGAAATACCAGATCCAGCAGTGATATTTGCAGCCGTAGGCGCACCAGAAGAGCTTCCAATCAATAGTTGGCCGTCAGTAGCTGCTGCGGTACTACCGAGAAGGCCAGAGGCACCAATCGTCAGGAAACCATTCTGTGTGAGATCTGACAATGTCAACCCACCGAATGTTGGTGTTGAAGTAAGTGCAATAGGTTGTGGCAAACTCAATGTGACATTACCAGTACTGGCTGAAGCAATCACCTCATTAGTGGTACCAGTAATAGAAAGTACACCGGTATTGGACAAGGTAATAGAACCTGGGCCATTTGTTACTGCAATACCTGAACTAGCAGTTAATGTGCCTGGTGTTGGATTTGAACCAGTAGAACCAATAAGAATCTGTCCATTTGTACCAGCACCTGATGCAGTGATATCACCAAATGCGTTAGTGAATAAGAATGCATCTGGTGTAAAAGTACCATTCGTAACAAAAGGAACCCAAGTTAATGGGTCCAAGTTTGTAATCATTACCAGTGTACCGAGAGTCGTATCAAAATATAACTGACCCAAATAAACATTGGTAGTTGGTCGTTCAGCCGTTGTACCAGATTGATATAATGAATTAACGGCATTTGATGCGTTCTGGAACCATGGATACCATTCACGATTCATTGAGACACCGTTTGTATCAACTGGTGTCTTTAGTGGTAAAATATTAAATGCTCTTGCCATAATTACTTGCCTGCTTCTCTTGATGTTCGTACAATCGCAGAACCACGTACTAGGATGAATGGAACTGGATCGGTCATTCTGATTTTGAATACAAAGTCACGTGATTGACCAAATCTACGATAGATTGCTCGTGGTCCTCCGTATTGTCCAACTTTACCAATACTCGTCCAACGTTCATTACCAAATGTGTTACCGTTATCTTTACTTACTTGCAACATGATCTGTGGATTGGAACCTTGACCTATTTGCAAACCTTGACCCAATTCAAAATCGAGCCATAGTTCATCAATACCCAAAATGTTACCTTGATTCTCAATGTGCATTGAGTCTAATTCACGTTTGATCGGTGTACCATTATCGGTATAAACCGTATTATCGAACTGGTAGATATTACCAGTTGTTGAATCACTAAAACAATAAGCACCAGCAAATGATACCCCGATATTGGCTGCATGACGAGCTTGTGGACTCACACCAGTTTGTACTTCACTCCAGATATTGTTAATACCTTCGTAAAGGAATGAACGATTGGCTGATGGGAATGTAATCTGGTACATTGGGTGACCATCAGTGATGTAAGACAAAGCAATAGCATCAGATGTGACTGCAAAGCTATTGATAATGTTTTCAATGTTGTGATTCGAAATACGTTGTGGCGCATAACCATTCAAAGCCATGATCTGCACTTGACCTTGAACGTTTTGTGCCAAGAATGCCAATGTATTATTGAAATACGCCACGCTATTAACGGCAGCCAAACCCCAATCCTGAGCAGTACCAACTAATTGAGCGAATGGCATTGGAGAACCACCGTTGTCTTGCCAGAATTCTGTGTGATGTTGACACCATAGAACCAAGTCACCGTGTAATGCACTGACCACTAACAGATCATCAGGAGTGGTTTCTGCTGTAGCAAACTGCAATGGATCCCATGTAGTGCCATCATAAACATCACTGACAAAGAATTGACCAGTACCAGGATTCTGAGCAACAAAGAAACCGTTCATGAACACGATTGAAGTGGTTGACTGTGGAAAGCCTGAACTAGAAATAATGGATAGTGTACTGGTTGAATAAGTGTAGATATAACCAGAAGATCCAGTACCAATAATCAATTGAACACCATTATTGGCCATTGCCACTACTTCATTAGTGATTGTACCTAGGGATCCAATAGTCGTAACCACACCAGCATTGTTCACTGAAAATAAGCTATTACCACCAACCACATAAAGGGTGTTGTTTACTGCTAGAAATCCACGAATTGGAGCCGCAGGAATAGTGGTAAACAAGGTAAAACCTGGTGTACCACGAATAACAACTTTCGAATCCTTTTCACCAGAAGGCAAAACTTCGTAATAGCAATTTAGTCGTCTTTGCGCACTGATGAAAGCTGATAACGACTTAGTATCAGCTCCAAATAAATTAACTTTTTTCATTAGTAACTATTGCTCCATCCTTCGTTCCAATCATTGCATTGGAAATACATTGCGGTTCTATTTGGATCCAAGTTACGAGCTACTGCCATTGCTTCTGTATAGTTGGATTGCATCTCTTGTGACCAGATTGCATTAAACATTGGGCACAATTCTTTAGTTAATGACCAAACCAATGCACGGAACCACTCTTGTGGGTATTCTGGATTATCAAGTGGGTTATTAAAGTCTTGAATTGGCTCCATATATTCAACAACCAAGTGCTTTGTCACGTCAGAAGCACCAGCCACATCAGTGAACAGCGTTGAATAGGTTGTACCACGTTGAATATAGACGCTAACTGGGTCTGAAATGTAATTTGGATCAGCCTTAGATGGTGCAAACATGTAATCTTGCACGGTCCACATGTTGATCGGTACATCTTCGTTATTAATATCACGCAAAACGACTGCTTCTGGTACTACGGTTAGTTGTGCCTGAACAGAATAGTCATAAACGATACCACCGTAGTTTGCGGACGCTGGTAGAGCAGTTGCCAAGTTAATGGTATTGCCACTTGGAGTACCATTAACTGTGGTCCAGAACAAATTACCGTTCTGGTAACCACTATTCATCTGAATACCAATCTTATCTCCGTTGTTAATACCGGTGATTGACTGAACTTGAATTGAAGTAGCACCACTAGCAGCATTAACTGATAGAGTGGTTGATACGTAGGAGTTGGTCCAATTAGCCAGAGACAAACCTGAGTTTGCTGAAGAATTATAACCAAGAATATATTGACCGGACGTGGTAGAAAGGAACAAATGTCCAATTCTACGTGTCCACATTTTGAGACCAGCTGAATAATCAGCTTGGCCTTGATATTGCTTGACGAGCATATTGAGATACATAGCTGCATCTTGGGTTTCAGAAGCTGTTGGCCCTTCGCCTTCGCCCAACTTACCCAAGTTGAGCATAGCTGCTCTAATAATGTCGTCGCGAGTTACGGTAAAAGTATAGGTTCCGCTCGTTGCCATAATGAGTCCTCATAGTATGTCACCATATTTATGAGAACTCAAATGATTAAGCTAAAGCGCTATTTTGAATAATAACGCCCTGCCATAAAGCTGTAATAGGTAGAGTTGCGTTAATATTGGTCTTTCTAAGCACTAAATCTTGCTTTTCTGTTACGATAATTGGAAATGGTGCGGATAATTCGAATGGAACTTGCGCCTGTTGTGTGATAACAAAACGTTGAGTTGACAAAAAATTAGCTGGATTGCCAGCTGGTGTATTAATGATTGTGGCTATTGTAACAAAGTCATTACTAGCGGCATTATCAACGATGATATACACAAACTTGGTTACATATAAGGTATATCCAGCAGGAACAGTAAACACACTACTTTGGGCAATACTCGCACCAGCTAGAATAACTGATTGAGTAGCACCAGCACTGGCAACACGAACTGTGATGTTGCCCGCATTAGTTTGTCCACTACCAGCAGTCATGACCTGGGCAAGATTTACTCGAAGATATGGACCACCTGGAACTGAAACAACAGAAGTACCGTTCAGAGTAACAGTTTGATTAACTACATTGTAATTACTATCCAACAGAGTTAGTGATATTGTTCTAGCACCAGTACCAGCAGCGGTATCATTAGCAGAAGCAGATAATACTTCTAAACTTTGGGCTGATGTTTGAAATGGATACAATCCACCACCAGACCAAATATCTTGGTTACCACTAGTGGTAACACTTGGATTAAACCCAAGACCTGCAATACGAGTATGGCCTTGAACTAAACCAGCAGAAACACCAATTTCATATGGAAGTGCTGTTTGAACTCCTGAAGGTGTTGTAATAAATGGATAACTCATTTTATTTCCTTAATAAAAAGCAGCGAATGACTTTCGCCACCGCTGCTAAATTTTAAACTTCAAATTGTAATTACTGACGATCCAAGTAATTATTACGTTCAACAAATCCTTCACGACCATCATCACCCCAAGCAGTACCATAAAACATCTCGATATGCTCACCAGTATATTGGTCATCAGTTGGTGCCATTGGATCGTATTCGAAACCATTCTTCAATGACATTGGTGTAACATTGTTAGTCACATCAGTATCACCACCGAAACCATAAACGAACTTGGTAGCTGGATCATAAATCTCCACACCACAAGGCAAGATGTTCAACGGATTTGCAAATGACTCACGAACATCATTTGCATTCACATTGTTTTTATGATCAAGTGTTGCATCACCACGAAGAACGCGTTGACTATCAACAGTTGCCCATGGTTCACCAGCTTCGATAGCACCAGGTTGAATCGTTTGGTATTTTTCTTGCCAAAACTTATTCATCATGCTTTCCTTTTAATACCACCCAGATATCTGGGTGGTTTACCACTTTAGTTCTTCTTGAACCAGCCATCAAAGCCATTACCATCTACGATTTCGTGATAGCCGAAGCCATGTACGCCATCATAGTTCATTTGCATGTCAATGTCTTGACCTGGTGGCAAGTAGTTAAACTTAGCAGCTTCACCATAGGCTGTGCCTTTCTTGGTGATATAGCCATTTGTTTGGAAACCAGGACGATCAAGTGTTTCACTTTGCAGTGATTGAAGATCGCTAAGGTCACCAACTTCTGGAATTGCAGCACCAACTTGTGTTGAGTAACCGCCACCCAGAACGTTCATTTGGCCTTCGTTTGTTGGGGCCATACCCTTATTTTTTGCCATAATATCCTCTTATTAAGCTGTAACGTTTGCATTAGGAGCTACTGATACTTCCCATGCCAGTGAATATACACCAACAATGTCTGTACCATTAACTGCACGCAGAACATCGCCTGGAAGCAATGCAACACCACCAGCAACGTTTGTCAATGTTGTTGTGAACACTGTGTTAGCTGTAGCTGTACCAAGTGTCAAAGTACCAAGAGCAGTTGTGTTGGTGCCTGAAACTTGTTGCAGAATTGCCAGATTGGTTGTTGCGCTTGTACCAGCTGTTTGAACAACGACTGTCGCGCTGTATGCCAACGCATTTGTGAATGCTGTAAAACGGCAACCTACCGCACCACTACCAGCCAAGCTTGTGTGAGCGCTGAAGTGACGAGCAACATACGTTGGGTGATCATAAACCTGTGACTTTTGTGTCATTTTAAATTCCTTTTCGTGTATTAATTAGGTGGAGATTAAATCTCCACCATTCCATTAAGCCTGTGAGTCCCACTTAACGATACGTGCATTGCTTGGCAATGTTTGGACAATACCGAAACCGCCCAAGTAGTACCATGCAACACCCTTTGAACGACCGTAGTCTGATGGAATCTTACCACGCATTTCTTCTGGAACTGCAACCGCTTCTGCTACAGTGTCATTACCGAAGAAGAAAATCCAGTCTGACTTACCATTGACCCAAGGTACCATGTCACCGCCGTTTGTTGAAGCGATACCAGTTGTACCAACACCCTTAGCGATGTTTGTTTGTTCAACGTAACGAACGTTTTCGTAACGACCAATTTCACCATTCATGATCAGCTTAAAGCCGGTATCTGAATATTGGTGGATTGTTTCCAAGTTGTTCTTCAATGTACGCAATGTGGTTGGCCATGCCAGAGCGTAGTAGTCATCACCGATGTAAGCTGGGATGTTACGTTCTTTCATTGTGTCAACGATTGACTTTGCGTGACCGTTGTTGAATGCAATGTTGTTAGTACCAGTAACAGTACCGTTTGTGAACAACTGAATAGCTGCTGTGTCTGTACCACTTGATGCAATAACGCGCAATGGTGTCAAGTTGAACTGACCCCAAGCCATACGGTCAAAGTTCTTAACGGCGTCGTTCTTCAGAACCTTCTGGATCAATTCTTGAACTGGGAACTTTGACAAGTTGTCAAGCTTACCAGTATAAGGAACTGAGTTACCAGCTTCAGTCACAGTCAATGTACCCTGTGTGATTGTGAAGTTAGTTTCTGGCATTGTATTGGTTTCAACCAGAACACCACCAGCTGTTGCGACGTCTGAGAAAACGTCCCATGTGAAAATATCACCTTTCTTCTTACCTTGTTGTGACGCATCACGGACGTCAGAGAACTGACGGAACTTAGTAAGAGGTTGTACTGCCATACGCAATACGTTTGACAGCTGGCGTGAATACATGAAACCACCCAAGCTGTTTACTGACCAAATCTGACCTGCCATTTTTATTATCCTTAATAGATTTAAATATTTCTACCTGCGCGACTTCTTGCCATCTGTGCAATAACGTCCGAAGCATTTTCTTCTTGCTCACCAGCATTATCACGACTATAACCATTTCTCATTGCTGCTGTTGGAACTTGATTCATATTCGCTTTACGCTGTTGTTTTTGTACTGACTTTGTTTCTGTTTGAACAGACTGTGTCATTGACTGCTTCCAACCACGCAACTCATCACCAATTTCTGTAAAACGTTCAATGTACGGACGGTTATCACCGTTTCGTGTCAATTGTTCATCTTTGGAAATAGCCAATTGTCGCAGATATGGATCACTCAAGATGTCATCGTATTCTTGTTGAAACTGTTCAGCTGCTTTTTGAAACTGTACTCGCTCGTCGATAAGTCTGGCAACATCGTCCTGTTTAATGGATGGACCTTGCTTCAATTTACGGAGCGCAGCAACCGCTTCTTCTTCACTGCCCATTTGTAACGCGCGGACAATCGCGATATCGTCTTCACCGATATAGTCATTGACGTCCGCTTGGGATGGTCTTGACGTATTACTATTTATGTTCGCTTGAGCTTGACTATAAGTGGCAGCAGCTTGCTTCAGATATTCGTCAGCAGCTTCAACCTTTTGTGCTCGAGCGAGAAGTTCTTCATAGGTGAGTTCTACTTCACGACCACCTACCTTAATCTTGTGCTTGGATGGAGTTTGAACAACTGGTTCTTCTTCGTCTTGAAGGAACTCTTCTTGTTCAAATTCTTCATCGGTATCCTTTAGATAACCATTATCTGAACCCTTTTCACGAGCACCATCTTCTTCATCCAACTGATCAGCAATACCATTAAGGAATGCCATACGGTCATCCAAACGACTACCAGATCCAACAGTACCAGATTCTTCTTCAGAAGAGATCAGATTGCCATCTTCATCATATTCTTTATTCATAAAATTTATCCTCGATTATTGAGCGCCTGGGTTGCAAGTGCTCCTTCTTCAATTAATTGTTTTAGGTAAACTTTAAACATTTCACAGACCTTAATATCATTTTGGGCTGATTGAACTTGTTTAAAATCATGTGGATCGCTATTGATTAACTTTGCAATAGCATCCTGGATATCAACTTCAACTTTATTTATAATATATTGGCCCACGTCTCCTGTGAGCCAATCTTCTGCCATCTTAGCAACTACAGCAAGCTCGAGAAGTTCTTTATCATACTTCTCGGCTTTGTCTAGTAGTTTCTCTTGCAGATCTTCTTCGTCTTCATACTGATCCATAAAATATTCCTATTACATACCACCTTGTGGTCCTTGTGGCGGCTGTGTAGGATTATTTAGCTGTTGACCCATATCACGCATATGATCGATATAATTTTGGGCGAGCATTTTGTTTGCATCAGATTTACTCTTCAGATTGGCCAAGGCAAGTTTTGTTTGGTTATTCTGTGTTGTTTGAGCCATCTTAACTTGGTTGTCCTTGTCCTTCAGATCAGCACGAGTCTTCAATGCCATAGACAATTGTTGGATCTGTTGTTGCATCTGCGCCATACGTGGATCAACTTGCTGATTAATGAAACGTGAACCATCTGCATAACCAAGAGCACCAAAGATTTCCTTTGCCACTTCTTGTACATTCAGAACTGGTACCTTTTGTGCTGCTGTTGCAATGTTCATAAATGCACCAACACCTTGTACCAACTTACCAACCTTCTGGTCTGGACTTGTTGCACCCATACCAACATTAACACGCAGAGTCATTTGATGATCCAACATGTCATCAGTAACTTGGCTTACACCATACTTCTGGAATGCTTGAGCATTAGCACCAGCAATAGCCAGAACATCCTTATCTGTTTCATAGTGTTGTTCAAGCTTAATCAAGTGCTTCAGAACTGGTTCAACGAATGTTTCAACGAAAGTACGCAGTTGGTATTCAACCATGATGTTTGTATTCTGGGAAAGCAAGGACATCCCCTTGGCAGTCTCAGCAAGCTGACGGTTGGTTGCAATAGATCCTGCACTGAAGTTGCCCAGCAATTCGTCCATATCACCGTTAATACGATCCTGTTCAGCATATGAGCTCTGAGTAACATCAGGGAAAGATACTTCACGAATGTCATCATTAACATTGTCAGCCATAGTGATACCACCTGGGACATTTCGTACCAGTGAACCAATATCAACTTGTTTATTACGAGCGACAATGTAACGCTTATTCAGAACCATCTTAACATTATCAAGACGTTGGTTAGCAATTTCGTTTGCTTCTTCTTGAAGTTGCTTGCTCAATTCTGGTAATGAAGCTGGTAATACCTTGTGTGTTTCCAGGTTAACTGTACCCATAACGTATGGACGTTCACCATGGAATACATTCACTTCTAGTGGTTGTGGATCTGTCAACAGGGCTACTTCACCGAGTGTGTAGAATTCCCAATCAAGATCATTATGACGGTGAATATGGCGTTGAATCCAAACTACTTCGTAATCACCAATAGTCTTACCATCACTTTCGTATGGATCAATCTTACCTTTCTGGCGAACTGCATTAGTGGTATCTGATTTGTTTTGCAATGCAGATTTGATACGAGCTTCTGGCATTGCGTGCCATTCACCAGTATTCATCTTTGCCTTAACATCACCAACGAACATTGGAATAATGTGGATGATGTATGGGCTGGTACCAATAGGATCAACCCAGCTTGATGCTGGATCAATACGGAAGTTCTCGATAGGGATCAACTCAATACATGGCTTATCTTCAACTACTTCATTGACATAAGCTTTAACCTTTGGCTTATCACCACGTGGCAATTGTTCTTTACCAGTACGTTCATTACTGACGATACCAGAACCGTAATTATGACCAATAGATGGACCTTGCTCTGTTTCACCACTGAATACTTCTTTTGGATCTTTCAGAGGAGATACTGGACCAGTGTATGGTGTATCGTTTACAGAGTTGATGTTGGATTGGTGGTTGGTATAGAACTCGTTGTCTGAAAGATCATTAGTTGCTTTAGCCACATTACGTGTGCGAAGCTTCCAGTAAATGTGAGCTACTACAGAACCTTGTACAGCCGCATCTTGAATACCACCTTGAACAATTTGGAACCAAGGAATAGAATTAGTTAGACGCCATTCAAGCAATGCCTTCATAACTTCAGCACTAGCCACTTCTGCTCTATCAGATGGATTCTGTGCAGAGATAGAAACGATATCTGAATTGCTGAAGAAAGCAGCGGCAGAAGCCGCTTCAAGCTTACGAATAATGGCACGAGTTTTTGGACGGAATACCTTTGAACGCTTATCGTATTGTGGTGCGTTATACTTGGAATCAGATGGATGTTCGGAGTTGAACATGCTGATACTGTCTTCCCAGTGCTTGCGGTAGTTTGTATCAACAAATGATGTGGATTGGCGATATGCCTCTTGAGCTCGTTGCAACCAGGTAGAGCTCGAAATACCACTATACTCGGCTTTAGTATCTACCGTTGATGGTGGTGTAATTGGCTTGCCACTGTTATATTGATCCATTACGCTTTACCTTGTTTAATAGCCTTCATCTTTGCCCATGGATCGGTATAAAGCTTCGCTTCTACACCCTCAACCACGTCAATCTGGTCACTTTCTGTTTTCTTACCACGTTTAGCACCGCATCGTTCCAAGAACTCACCACCACCCATCATGATCTGTTTAGTAAACCATTCTGGAGAATGTGCATTGATATCCTTTGGATTAATGTACCAACACATACCTTGGATTGGTGCATCAAGCAAACGAATTAATGGACCGTGATCACGAATCTCTACTGCCCACAACCAACCTGGGTATGACTTGTAGAGCAGATCGCCAACTTCTTGTGCCAGCTTCAGGTCGTCTGCGTCTTGAAATGATTGCGAAATAATAATGTCGCTCATGATAAAATATTCCTTATTAATATGGTGAACAATTGTTCACCATATTTATTAAGTTTGGATATCAGTTTCTTCGTCTGATTCACTATACAAAGGATTCTTAATCTGGTTATTAATGTTCGCAATTAAAGGTGCCGCCTTAAAATAAGGCATTTGCACCAATGCATCGTTGATAACAACCATTTCTTCCTGAGTAAATTCGATAATATATTTTTTCATAAAAAACACCATTTAAACGTTGTAATAAGGGATCTTAACTTCTGTTGAGCCCAGATAAGCAATCAAGAAGCCAAGAGGATTTGCTGGTAGAGTTGCTACACCAGCTGTAGCCGTACTTGATGATGCTGCACCAAGTTGGAATGAACCTGAAGCAACCGCTGAAGCATTACCAGTAACAGTCAAATGTGTTGAAGACATGGTACTTGCGAACAAATTACCAGATACGTCAACAGAGAATAATGATGCAGAGTTGGCATAGTTAATCGCATTAATGAAGTATCCAACTGGTGATGTATCAGTATAACGTTGAATCAACAAAGCTGAATTACCACTAGAATTGGACAACTGGCCTAGTTGAACTGTATTACCAGAATAACGTGATGCGATGGTACCAGCAATGATTGAGTTCTGGTGACCAGTTGTATTCTCCACGAACAAACCAATTACGGTTGCTTGCAGGTCGATACCATACAGATAGTTAGCTGAACTAGCCATCTGTGTCTTAATAGCGAATGTAATAGTATCAGTACCAGCACCATTAATGGACAAACCAAATTGTGTACCAACACCAACACCAGCAAAGGATGCTACGTCAATCTCTAGACCCCAGACATTACCTGATGATCCAGCATTGGCAGTTGCCACAAAGTTGGCAGCGAGACCAATACTATTGGCACCATTACTATTAAGTTGAACACCACCGTAATAACCAGATACACCACCGTTAAGAGAAGCTGGTTGAATTGCTTCTACTGAAAAGCTTGCTGTGCCATTATTGGCAGTTGCAACAACTGGTGATTGGTTAACCATCCATGGACCAACAGGAATAACACCAGCATTGGTAACTGCTGTTGGGAATGTGGTTTGTGTTCCGCTAATAACAGCCGCTGGATCGATATCCCAGAACACGGTTTTAGTTCCCCATGTTGGAGCGGTATTAACCACGTAATGAGCAGATGGAACCAGAATAGTACCACCAGCTGTAGGCAATGCATTAACTGCTGCTTGGAAAGCTGTGCTATCGTCAGTAGAACCGTTACCAACAGCACCAAAGTCTTTTACTGATACAATGTCACTATTCTTGCTTTGTTGGGTTCTGACAACTGCTCCTGTACCAGATGCAGTAAAGTTAATAATTGGTGCAGTCAATTGCTGGAATGATGGATCGGCTGATGCACCATTGGACAATAGAGCAAAGTTGGCTGTGCTTGGTGTGGCGAATGATACATTGCCTGTACCTTCACCCAACAATACAGAGTGAGCTGTTAGAGTAGCCAAACCAGTACCACCGCTTGTAACTGCTAATGGATTTGTTAATGTTAATGTTCCTACGTCCAAAGATGGAATACCGACTGGACCAACTAATGTGAGAATCTGTTCTGCTAATGTTGGTGAACTAATCTTTACCGTGGTGGTTGTTGGACCATTGACGGTATTCACGGTCTGATCCATTACAAAGTATTCTGTGCTATTCAGATTACTTGCTGTTGGCAAATTACTAATGAGTGTATCGCCTGATGGTGCTGTTGCTAATGCCATTTTAAATCCTTATTGTTGAATGAGCAGCTTGCCGCCCTGTTGAAGAGTAAGCCAGGCTGGTGCATCAGGCCATGGTGAAGCCAATACAATACCATCTCTTGATATATCGTATTTCTTGTAAACACCAGTAGAGTATTGGTCAGTGCTATCAAACTTACGACCATTACTAAACTGATAAATGCCATGATCTGGTTGGTGAAACTCATCTCCCCAAGCCACAGTAACGAAAGACAACCAGCTATAATCTCTGGTTGTTACTTGGTATCCCAGATTATCAGCATCTTTCGGTGCTTGTGGTGGGAATAGATCTGTTGGTCCTGATCCGCTCATATTAATACTCTGGTTCGTAGCCAAAGCCGTCGTAACGGTTATTGATTACGTATTGTTTAATCTTTTCTTTGGCTTCTTCTTTGCTATTGCCTTTCATGATAACCAAAGTACCTTCTAATCTAGTCATTGCTTGCCAGGTCCCAGTCTGGGTATCTTCCAAGCACATGATTTGTCCTTCTTTAAGTTCCATTATTTAACCTCAAATGATCTCTGGTTCTAATGTCCAATTGCTATAATCTTGTACGAATGGTGGTGTTACTTCCATGTCGTAGATACGGCTTACCGCATCGATCAAGTCAACTTTACCACCGTGTGGGAAGTAATGGACTTGTTGGACGAACGATTCAACCAAATCATAAACTTGTCCTTCTGAATCCTTACGCAAGATGGCTTTACTCAAACGGTATGTTTGATACTTGGCTGAAGTATTCTTCATGTAATCGTTCTCACTCATACTAAGTTTAGCCATCTCTTCTTCCTTCATGTTCAGAACCTTCTTCTGATGTGAAGTCAATCGACCAGCTTGTGTTGGATAAGGAATGAAGAACTTGTGGCGTCTTAGATCAGGATCCAATCGTTGTACACGGTCTTCTTTACTCGCATTACCCATACCAGTTGGTGATGCCAACTCTTTAATCTGGAATGCACCGTCTTGTTTCATTTGCTCATAGAAGTAATCCAAGTCTGCCAGAGCACCATACTTTTCATAACCAACAAAACATGCTTGAACACCTGGTGAGTTCTTCCACTTGTTATAGAACATCTTTGTCCAGTTATAACGGTCCAATAGACTACAACGATGGTTAATACCATCTAGGAGATACTTGTTGAGACTTGCATCTACACCAATAACAGCAATAGCGGTATTATCACTGCCTTTCTTCATTGAACGTGCTGGGTCAACCAGGATATAAACGTTCAATGTATGTGGGCGAACTTCATATACCTGGAGATCTTTACGATCGAACATACGATCAGTACCAGATAACGGATCTTGCAGCATCTGGCAAGCGATTGTAGCCTGTCCTTGAGTTTGTACCTTTAGTTTCCATTGCTCATCGGTTAGCAATACTGGTTTACCGTACATGGTACCATCTTCTGTTGCTGGATAGATTCTGGTCTTCACAACACCACGTTTAATCATTACATCATAGGTATCAGCATAGCTATAACGAGTACCAATGTGCCACTTACGAGTAAAACCACTTGCTGAACGAGCGCCAAGGTTGTCTGATAATTCCCATGCCTGTGTGGTCTTGGCAATTTGTTCTGGTGTTGTTACTGATGCTGGTACCACCACGTCATCGTAGATCATTAATTCGAAGTGTTTACCAGTTGGCATACCTTCTACTAGACCATGTGCTTCTACTGTGGCTTCTTTTGGGTTAGTCTTTCGTTTAACCGTTAGTCTTGCCAGGTTCCATGTACCAGGTAATGCTTCTGATGTGTTACTGTAAAGAATGTCTGGGAATGCCTTTTGTAGAAGTTCATTTGTTTCAAACTCACGTTTAATCTGGGCAAGGAAGTCACCAGCAATGTCTTTTGTATGGCTGAAGATACCAATAGTGATCTCAGGATTCTTCAGGATCTCTTGAATAGCACCAGCGAATGTAATAATGGTGCTCTTGTAATGTTCTCGAGCCCATAAGTCCAAATAACCATCAGGATTGGCTTCTACTTCACGGCATCGTGCATAGATCCATTCGTGTAGCATGTCGACGCGTTTCATTACCTTGATTAGGAGATAATAACGGTCTTGTTGGCATAATAGACGAATGGCTGCTAGATTGGTACCATTATCGTCCAATCTATCCCATTCGTTTAATACTTCTGGTAATGTTAAATTATGCAAATAAGTCATAGTGCTCAACTTCTAAGTGTTTGATATGCGGTAATACCTTGTGATCTAAATGCGGCAATGTTTGGTGCTTCATCGTCGAATACAACCAGAATATCTTCTGGTTCGTCAAACAAAGTCATTAGAATATCTACCTTCTGCTCTGGTGCTGGATACTCACCAGGATCTGTTTCTGGTATTCTCATGTACAATTGGTCATTACCAATCTCTTTGTCCACCCATTGTTGGAGCCATGTTAATGTTTCTTCACGAGTTTCTTCAGGGCGGAATGTCAGGAATAGAATAGGATTGGTTTTAGCCAATGCTTGATAGATACCAACACCAGCTTCGATGGGTAATAGAGTTCCTTTCTTGCACAGAACACCATCAATATCAAAGATTACCCATTTGTCTTTAAGCTCGTCCATTATCTAGAACCCCATTGGTTAATGCCCTGGTATTGTCCTTGTTGTGGATAATTGTTCTCTTGAGGATAATAGGCATTCAGTAGATTATCTATGGCGTTTATTTGAGCCATCAAACGTTGTCTTTCTTCCAACAGAGCTGTTCTGGTGTTATTCAGAGTATTAGTTGCATTTTGGACTGTTTGGTATGCTGATTGATACATTATTTCTTTCCCTTAATCTTTTCTAATAGATCATTAGCAGTGGCTACCAGTTGTTCAGTACCATTCTTTATTTCACCACTATGTTCTACTTGTTGTTTCACAGAGCCTTCGTAGCGGTCGATTAGAATCTGCATTGCCTTCATATCACCTTCTTCTGCCTTATCCACCAGAGTATTAACAACCATCTTTAGTCGTTCATAGTCATTGGCTTCTACAGTTTGTTTTAGAAGATGGCTGAAGGATTGTCTTGTAATCGTACCAGTTCCGTCGGTTTTACCTTCTGAACAAGCTTTACAATTGGTGTTGTAACCGTCTTTCTCAGATGAATCTTTCTTAAAGTCTGATACGTGTTTGGTTAGACCGCATTTGGAGCAAGTCTTGTTGATACCATCTATGGAAGCTGGCATAATAAAATTCCTTAATCAAGCTTGGTTATTTCCAAGATAAAATGTGTAAAGTTTTGGTCCTTTCTATACCATCTGCTAGATTCCCAATGAAAATCCAATGTTGGATACTTCTTCAATAGAGCCTTTCTTACTCTGAACAAGTTCTCTGTTTCTTTCTCGAAGGTAAGTTTCAAGACCTGGTTCCTATTTTCATTGAGCCTTTTCTCGGCATCATCCATGAATGGTTTCAGGTCTTTCATAGTAGGTTTGGTAGTTGGGACCGTTCCTAATTCAACGTACTTCATTAGTTGTCACCAGAATAACCTGAGTAACCGTCGTATCCTGTAATAGGACCGTATGCTGTATCACCACTAGCGCAGTAAATTGCTAGGCGATTGCGGATGTCTGAGTTATTGTTGATGGCAATAACGGCATCCATTTGGAAGTTACCAGTAATAACAGGAATACCATCCCATTGATTTGGGCACATTCCCATTTCACCATGAACGTGGGTATAACGTGGATCTTTCATTTAAAACTCCTATTGTGAGTATTAATATTTATTGTTGCTGAATAACAACACACTAACTGATGGATATGTTATCATAAGGTTTTACTTTGGAGATACCGATGAAAAAGATAATCGGAATGTTGTTATTAACGGCTTCTATGGGTGCGCATGCTAGTTTGTTTGTGATGACTAATGCAGATGGTGGAACGATCACAGTATTAAAACACGACCATTCATGTCAAACTGATGTCGGTTTCGCGGCTGTTGGAACAAGCAACCATAATGAAAGACATGGTTGCTTGGTTGATACTCAAGGTGAGGGCGAAACAATGGCTTTGCATATGGTGTGGGACGATGGAGATGTAGAAACATACTTCATTGAGCAATTTACTTCGGTGAAATAAGAAAAGAGCCACATTCCGTGGCTCTTTCTTACATGACAAAACACTTTTAGAAACCCCTTTCTAAAGTATTCTTATTTATACAAATAATTTCTGGAGATCGATCAATTCTTCTGTTGGGAAGCTTGGAAACATTTCTTCGAGTTCTTCTATGGTTGCGGTAATCATATAAGCTTGTAATTCATCGTCCAGGACATCAGCATCATAATGTGCCATCAAATCATATTGTAAAAAGGCATATGTATTCTTTGGAATAGAACAGATAATCTTCAACATCTGTTGTTTGTATTCAGAATCAATTGCCCAACGAGCATGTGCCAGTTCATGGTCTAAAGTATTAGTATCACCTTCTAATGTGGTAATAAGATACTTTGCGTTACTTGCGGAGAATAATTTAATAATATCAGTTTCTCTGGCAGTAAATTCTTCAGCATCACGTTTAAATCTTTGAATGGCTATAAATGGTAAGTTATAGCCTTCGTAGAAATTCATGTAAGTAAAATTACCATCATCATCTGAATATGCGTCAATCAGTTGTTCGTGAGTGAAGTATTTGCCTTTGATATGGCTATGCGGACTTTCATAATATTCAGCCATACGCATCATTGTCAGAGCCATTTCCTTCTTTGAATGGAATATCAAAGACATAACTTGGCCATCTAATTGATAGGTTACTTCGTATGGTTTTAAATCAACGAGCAAATTATCCATATCATTCTTGAAGTTGGTTGCTGTGGTTGTAAAGATATCAAACATGTTAAACTCTCATAAAATTGGGTGGGTTACTTCTTCTTATTGGACTTCTTTACCGCCGCATTAGCCACACGGACGGCTTTGCCTTCGTCTCCAGATGACTTTAGAACTGCATTAGCGGTTGCTGCCCACTGCTTCTTTTTCTTCTCTGACTTTGCTTTGCCTGTATGTTTCAAGGCATCTTTCATTGACCAAGGCATAGTTATTCCTTTAGAACTTTTTAGTTATATCAATAGGAATAGCGGAGAGCCATTCCCAGATGCCATCAATGTTTTCACAGCTGATGACATAATACTCGTTTTCTACCAGGTTTGAATAGGCGAATGAACTACCTGAGCTGGTAAAATGTGTGCGGAGACGATTATCGTTATCGACGATGTACTTCACTCGTTTTGGGGTCACCTCCGCGATCTGGCAAATAATGTTAGAAACTTTCATAAAATATAATCCTATTACAATACATGGTATTTATAGCAGTTCATCATGAGATACCACCGAAGTACCAAGTTTTGATACGACAATACCAGCTGCTTTATTTGCCAATTCAATAGATTTATTGAGTGAATAGTTATTAGCTAATGCCCAAGCTAATGTCGCAACAACCGTATCACCTGCACCAGTAACATCAACAACAGACTTAGCTTCAGTCTTATAATGCGTCTGGAACTGATTAAACAGCGTCATGCCACGTTCGGATCGTGTCAGCAGTACCTGTGCAATACCTAAGTCAGCCATCAGCTTGGTGACGTTTCTAGTCAGTTCTGCTTCGCTATCCCAAGTACCAATAACATCCTGAAGTTCTTTCTCGTTTGGCGTAATCATGAAGCAACCTTTATACTTGGACCAATCATTACCCTTTGGATCAACGATTGTCTTGATATTAGCTTCATTACACAAAGCAATCATTCGTTCAGTATAACCAAGTGTTCCTTTGTTGTAATCAGAAAAGACTACCACATCATAAGTTTGATACAGTCGTTCAAATTGATCCAATAGAGCAAGTTTAGTTGTGGTTGATGGCTTTGAATCAAAGTCTGTTCTGCTTACTTGATGACCACCAACCACAGTACGAAGCTTCAATGTGGTTGTTCCGTATGGATCTTTACTGATGAATGGTGCAATATCATATTCACGAAGTTTATTAGCCAAGGCCAGACCAGGTTCATCGACACCAGTAATACTCATGAGTGATGTTACGGCGGTCAAATGTGCCAGGTTATTTGCTACATTTGCCGCCCCACCGAGGCGGTCTTCCACACGATTAACTTTCACAATTGGAATTGGTGCTTCTGGTGAAATTCTGGTTACTGAACCGAAGTAGTATCGGTCCAGCATTGCGTCTCCAACTACCATTACTCTATTCATTTTGCCACCGCCATATCAAACATTGCTCGTTTTGCTTTCTTATCCATTACGTTCTTGATTGCATCCCATACCATTTCTACCGTGATCTTGCTCTGGCATTCAGCAGTACCTGTATCGGTGTTTTGCTTGCAGTGCTTCCATCCATAATGCAATTGATGGCAAGCTTTGGCTTCGTTATTACCACGTCCTGGGCATGTTACATTGCTGGCTGATAATGCTTGTGTATTCTTCCAATCACGTGTCAGGTTTTCTTCTGTTGAATGTGATAAGAAAACGATCTTATCAACAGATGAGCAGCAAGCGGCATTCAATACACCAGTTTCAGGACCGACCAACATTTCGACGTAATCAATAAATGTGAGTGTTTGGCGAATTGTCCAATCACCGCAATGGATATGAACGCGTGGTTCCTTATCCCATCCTTCAGTCAACATGATTGTTTCAGGACCACCAACCAATACCACATCTACATCTTTGTAGTAGGTTAGAATTCGTGCGAGAGTTTGGTCAAATCCGCGGGCATGATCACCATTCCATGTCTTATGTACTGAACTACCACTCAGAGACCACATAATCACGTTCTTGCCCATCTTTTGACGTTGTTGATAAGCCCATTGCTTTTCTTCATTAGTTGGATAGAAATGCACTTGTGGATCATGTGGGACGCCAGCCAGTTCATGAGCGAATTGAAGATAGTTATAGTTCATAAACTTTTCACGAATAACTGGTGACCATTCGTGAGGTGTTCGACCTGGCAATGCAAGGAATGTTCCTTCAACTGATTCAGACAAGTTAACAAATTTATCATGTTGGCTCTTTTGGTAATTCCAGAACTCAACCAGGTTATGGTTGGGAATTTGATCCTTATCTGTGATGTAAAACTCATCGATATTTGGATCGAACAAAAGTACATCAATACCAGGAGGGCTACCCATATAGGTAACATGGTATCCTTGTTGCTTCAAACCATATGCAACAGAAGCGGCTTGCATGTTGTCACCATATGCACCAAGACGGCAAAGGAATGCTGTTGGCTTTTCGTTCTTCAACTTAGTGGTCAATTGCTTTTGCTTCTTCAGTACCAACAAACGAATTACTGATTCTTCGTCACCAAATTGCTTATCACAAACAACATGAGAGTTCTTCAACTTCTTGAGATTGAGTTCTACGACTGTTTGTAGATCTTCAGCTTCTGGGAGCAACAATACCAGATGACCGCCATTCTTCAGCTTTGCCCAGTAATCGGTCAAAGTAATGAAATAGTCTACCACTTCAGACATACGGTTGGTTACGATAAAGTCAAGGGAAAGACTTGAAAACAGATCCAATGTTTGAATTTGTTTTACACGAACATCAGGTGGAATTGAATGGCCTTCGATCTGCTTATCTTGTTCAGATACAGAGATGAAATGCGGATATGCTTTTGTTGGAGCAGTACTGATTTCGATACCAGTGCCGCGAGTATAACGTGGGAGTTCCCAACGAAGATTTTCTTTGCTAATCATAATAAATTCTCTATAAAGTTAGTGTGATCTGCATCACCATCTTATTTATTAGGCTTGCGACCACGCTTTACAACTGTTTTTACTTCTGGAGTTGGAGGTTCAATGTATTTGCCACGATGGTCGAATTGATGTCCATTTTGTTCGTAGGCGACGGTAGATGAGCCGTAGACTCGCGTCACAGGCTCTTTTGGATTAATTTTTGGTTTATCCATGATAAAATTCCTATAAAGTAGATGGCTTTATTTACCAAAGAGGTCGTGACTCAAAAAGAATCCAATAACACTCAAAGCTAAAGCGAGTAATGCACCAAGAGCTTGAATAATCTTTGAATTCAAAGATTCTTGTCGTTCTTCAATACGCTTGGTCAATCCTTCTAAACCATTTTTGATATCTGCTACATCATTAGATAGGTTATCAAGTTTGATACCTTGTCTATCTACTTTATTGTCCAGTTTATGATAACGATCTGAACATTCAATAACGTGTTGTGTGAGGCCGTCTTTAGCTTCTTCAGCTACTTGGACGGCTTTCATTTCAGCGTTTCCACTCATGATAATTCCCTTAAAATAAAAGTGTAACCAGATATTATTTACTCGATTTTGATTCATATGATTTTGGTTAAATAGAAATGGTTAACCCATTTTATAAGGATAAGTTATGACCGATACAGTCAATCAAGCCATTACATCGGCTGAATCTATTGCTAACGTGGTAGCAGCAGTGGATCCTAATGCGGCAGCTGGTATTCAGGCGGCCGAAACTGTAGTGAATGCAGCAGAACCAGCAGTTGAAGCAGCAGTAGCAGTAGCACCAAGTCTGCTTGCTGAATTGAAGTCTCTAATCGCTAAATTCGAAGCCGCTATTGGCATCAAATAAAGGGGGTGATCCTATCTAGTTTGGCGGTGTCTAAAGCATCGCCATTCCATTGGATCAATATTATGACACGGATGAAATTTTATGTGAGCGCAGAAGATTTTATGCTGTATAGGGTTGCAATTTCGAATTGGCTTGTCGAACGTGGAGCTGCCTTCGAAATAAATTTTCATCCATCCTATCAGAAAGCAATAATTGAATTCGAAAAGTCTTATCATGCACAAGATTTTGCAATTGCTTTCGAAGATTTTAAATAAGAAAACAATTATGACATTAGTTCCATCACAAGCCCTCGCTTTAATTAAGCAATTCGAGGGCCTTAGTTTAACCGCTTACCCTGATCCTGGTACAGGAGCAGAACCTTGGACTATCGGATACGGTCACACTGGTGACGTCACCAAGGGCATGGTAATCACACAAGAGCAAGCAGACGCGTTTCTTCTACAAGACGCTCAGAACGCCGTTAATCAAATCCTATCACTAGTTAAAGTTCCCCTTACCTCTAATCAATTGAGTGCTTTGATTGATTTCGTTTATAACCTGGGTATTGGCAATCTTCGTTCATCGACACTTCTTAAATTATTGAATGCCGGTAATTATGCTGGTGCCGCAAATCAATTTCTGGTTTGGGATCAAGCTGCTGGTCATGTAATGCCAGGTTTATTTCGTCGCCGTATGGCAGAGCGCACATTGTTTTTAGCGAAGGGTTAATAATGAGTACAGTAAAAGGTGAACATGAAGTTCACGAAAAAATTGAAATAGATATCTTTTATCCAGATCATCCACCACGTACAGAATCTAAGTTGTTTGCTCGCACCAAACATCATCTTGTTGCGGTATTAGATACACCATGTTGGGTTTGTGGCTGTAAAGAAAAACGAGAAGTGCATCACTTCCATGCTGAATGGGCAGATAGTGAAGGTATTGATTGGGAAAAGATGAAGATCAACCATCCTGATTTTGATTGGTCAACCTTTAAAGAGGCATCTGATTTTATTGATAGTGAATATAATATGATGGTTTTATGTGAGAAGCATCACCGTGGCAAAGATCACGGCATTCACATGCTACCTTATCCTATCTGGGTGCAGCAGCGCAATCAGAAAACAGAATTTATTTTTAGTCCAGACGAAATTAAGTTCTAATTAAAAGAGCCCCAGTTGGGGCTCTTTTTCATTTCTTTGCTTCTTGCTGCAATCGAGTGAGTTCGTTGATGGTATCACGCAGCAACATTGCCATGGCGTTCATTTCTTTCTTGTCAAGCTCTTTTGCTGCATTTTCAAGTGCATGTTTCAAATAATCAGTCATACCTTCCTCATCAGTAGTAAAATCTTAATTTAACATTGTATCGAGGCGGTTTCAAGCCTAGAATCGTTAACGTGGTATAAATCTTTATGAGGGGCTTGGATAAACGAAGGCCCCAGCAGCTTCTACCAGGGCCCTCATCATTCAGGAGAAAAACAAATGTCGTCACTTTACTAATGTAATTCTATTTATACTGGAGAATTTTTATGGCAAGACCAAAACCAACGGTTATTTTATCCACAACCGATAAAGTAACACACCTAACCAAAGATGTATCAAAAATTGATTGTGTTTATTCAGTTTGTTATGATGGCCAACCTATCAGTGTTCGCAATTACAATCCTTACATCAATGATTCTAATATCAAATATATCAAGACTTCGTATTCAACGGCAGCGACAGCGATCAATCATGCGAAGCGATTGAATCAGCAGTTCAAGACTGATAAATTTAAGGTATTCAGATTGAGTGTTGGTGAATGCGTTTCGTGAAAAAGGGGAGCAATTGCTCCCCTTTTATCATTCATCTTTTTGTGCTTTGTTACCATCTGCTGTGCATGTTGTGTTATCTGGGATAGTTATCGTCCCATTGCCGTTATCAACGGCTTGCAGATCATGCAAGATATAACAACTTGATTCAAGTGCGTAGTTTTCTATGGTTTCGCGTTGAACTTTGAGTTCATGTTGTTGATAGAAGATGATCGAAACCAAGATCACACCAACAATGCTGTTTAAAATTGCTATATTATTACGTTTCATTTACATCCCCATGTATTTCAGTTTTAGATGAACGGCTAGTAAGTCATTAAAGACAAACAACGCCAGTCTACTATCTCCCCATGAGTTTGCAACAGAGCTTTTCAGTATGTAATCATTTGGACTAAAACCGTGCAAGATTTCATTTAATTCAAAGAAATCTTCACGTTCAGTTAGGGGGATTCTGAAACTATAGAATGTTTGTTGCGTGTCAGGATCAGGTACGGCATTACATTCACACATAGTATAATCTTCTTGGGACTGAATTGGGCTGTAAAAACCAGCATATTGGCTTTGTAAGTTTTGAACACTACAGTTCTGGGCTGAAATTGAATTCTGTAGGTTGTTTGATGAAAGGCCTAGACCTGATAAAATTGTCCACATAATATTCTCTTATAAAATTGTTAAACTTTTTTCCAAGAAATTTTATCTTGGACATGTTTGATTGTTAAGTAACTAACACCATAAGCTTTAGCCAATTCTGATGTTGTTGCTCCTAATTTATTTTCTCTAATTTCACGAACTAATTCTGGATTAAGTTTACGTGGATTAGTTTTACCTTTTCTATTGGCACGTCCTTTTGCGATTTTATCTCTCATATTATCAGTATGAGTACCAAGCTTCAAATGTTCTGGGTTGCAGCAATAAGGTACATCACATTTATGCATCACCAACATACCATCAGGAATCTCACCATAATGGATTTTCCAACTCTTTCTATGTGCATTACCACGATCCTTGTTATGGTTGTACAATCCATATGGTAACATTTTAGGATGCATTGGATTCTTACCTGGTTGCTGTCTTGCGCCTTGCCATTCCCAGCAACCAGTTTCTTCATTAACTTTTACATATGACATCAAGTATTCTTTTGCTGTTTTTTTCTTTTTCATTTGCTATCTCCTATGAAAGAACAATTTCCTTCATAATCTTATTTAGCAAAAACAGCAAAGACGTAGTACATAGTTATTGATTATCTTTATTTTTTGCTGCTTCTTTTTCTGCCTTTAGCTTTGCACGGCGCAAACGTGAACGTTCTGTGCTTGTCATTGCTGGTTTCTCTGACTTAGGACGACCAGCTTTTTTCTTTTCTGGTTCTACCATACCAACTGCTTCAACCACGCAATCTGGGAAATAAGTTTGCAAGTATTCAGCAGATTTTTTGTCCATAACAATAACTGTTTTAGGATTAGTATCATCAGATTTACGCAAACTGGTACGCATAATTGTTTGATACATTATTTGATGACTTTGAGCAGCTTTCAACTCTTCTGGTGAAACATTGTTGTTTTGCATAAACCCAAAATCTGAAAACTTGTTATTAATAGCACTCATGAATACAGCATTATGGATACGTTCATACTTATTCAAACCATGGCAAATGTTTGGTACACGATAACCAAGATCAAGACCAATCTTATCGTCGTTATTTGCTGCATAGA